GCAGCGATGAACCGTATCTTAATTAACGTCCCACCTGAGCACGCCAAGTCCACAGTAATTACGACCAACTACGTGGTCTACCGAATTGTAACCAACCCTAACACTAGAGTCATTATCGTCTCTAAGACTCAGGGTATGGCTCGTAAGTTCCTTGGGGCAATCAAGACAAGACTTTCACACCCTGCATACACCAAACTACAGGTTGCCTTTGGACCTAACGGTGGCTACAAGGCAGATGCCACCCAGTGGCAAGCAGATATGATTTACCTAGGTACAGGTCGAGACTCAGGCGAAAAGGACCCAACGGTTCAAGCCCTAGGTATCGGTTCCCAGATTTACGGCGCACGTGCCGATTTGATTATCGTAGACGATGCTGTGATGGGTTCAAATGCCCACGAGTGGGAAAAGCAAATGGACTGGCTTCAGAAGGAAGTCATTACCCGTTTGGGTAGACACGGTAAGTTAATTATCGTTGGAACCAGAGTGCAACCGATTGACCTCTACAAAATGCTCCGTGACCCAGGACAGTGGTCAGGTGGCAAATCTCCCTTTACTTACTGTGCTATGCCAGCCGTTCTTGAGTTTGATGAGAAGCCTACCAACTGGAAAACGCTGTGGGCTAAATCAGACCAACAAGAAAACGAATTGGACGAACCAGATGAGCAAGGACTTTTTCCCAAGTGGGACGGACCTTCTCTCTTTACACGTCGCTCTGAGGTCGCTCCATCGGTATGGGCTATGGTCTACCAGCAAGAAGATGTCCAAGAAGATTCAATCTTCTCACCTTCCTGCGTTGCAGGTAGCGTCAACGGGATGCGAAAGCGTGGACCGTTAAAGGCTGGAGTCCCTGGACATCCTAAGCATCTTGAAAGTACCTACACGGTTATGGGTCTTGACCCTGCTATGGCAGGAGCCACAGGTGCGGTGATAGTTACATACAACCGCGCTGATGGAAAGATTTATGTTTTGGATTGCGTCAATATGACCGAGCCAACACCAGCCAAGATTCAAACTCTTATCGAGGAATGGGTCGAGAAGTACAAGCCCCAGGAATTGCGTATTGAAATCAATGCTCACCAGAAGGCTTACGCCCTAGATGAGAACTTACGCAATTACCTTGCATCTCACGGATGCCAACTTAACTCACACTTTACTGGCAAGAATAAGTGGGACACCTCTTTCGGCGTAGCCTCTATGGCAAGCCTATTTGGAAACACTAGAGATGGTCGATTCCAAGATAATAACTTGATTGAACTGCCAAGCAATGAAGGTTCTGAAGGTCTTAAGACTTTAGTTCAAGAACTCATTACTTGGAAACCTGATACAAAAAACCCTACGGACTGTGTTATGGCTTTGTGGTTTGCGGTCATTCGTGTCCGTGAACTGATGCAACAGTCAACCAGAATCGGTACATACCAGAATAACCGCTGGGCTACACGTTCCCAAAAAGAAGCAAGATTCTCACTTAACCTAGATGAAGCAATTGCTTCCCAATGGTCAGAACAATACGGATAGGAAAAATAAAATGGCAACACCTCGCAACGCAGGCGGCATTAGCGGCAAGGGTGGCAGCAATGTCAATCCTCTATATCGACCATTCAAAGCAGTAGGCGAAGCAATTAATCGTTATATGGAAAATGGTGCAGAAGGCTATCGCCGAGCAGCCAATGCTGAAAAAGACTTTGGAAGAAATAGTCCTGAATTTAAAAAAGCACAAAACGAATATCGTGGTGCAGCATTTCAAAATCGTAAACCACCTAAAGCAAATTAATTTTTTAACTACGTTAGGACAATAATGGCATTATCAATGGAACAGGTTGCAGCAAGAGTTGAGTCTCTTCGCTATCGCAACCACGAGCGTGATAAGCGCAACCTTGACGTCCTTGCTGTCCGTAAGGGTCAAATCTCACAGGTTTACCCTGACTTCTTCCCCGAAGGCGTTGACACAAACGTAGTCGCAAACTTTGTTGATGTAGTAGCCCGTGACCTTTCAGAAGTTATGGCTCCGCTTCCAGCAATCAACTGCTCAGCAGCCAATGCAGTCAATGACCGTGCTCGCAATTTTGCTGATAAGCGCACTCGTATTGCATCTAATTATTTCCAACACTCAGACCTGGCAGTACAAATGTACCAAGGTGCTGACTGGTATATCACATATGGTTTCGTCCCTTTCATTATTGAATTAGACGATGAAGCAAAACTGCCACGTATCCGCGTAGAAAATCCAATTGGGGCTTACCCAGAATTTGACCGCTACGGACGTTGTGTGGCATTTGCTAAGCGGTATATGTTGACACTAGGCGAACTGGTTTCCCAATTCCCTGAATATGAGGCTCAATTGCTTGGGCAAAATGGTTTCAAGCAAGACCTCAATCATCAGGTTGAACTGGTTCGCTACTACGATAACGAGCAGTCAGTCGTATATCTTCCAACAAAGCAGAACTTAGTACTTTCACGTGCTAACAATCCGCTTGGAAAGATGATGATTGTTGTTGCACGAAAGCCATCCGTTGACGGAGAACTTCGTGGACAATTTGATGACGTACTCGGTATCCAATTGCTTCGTAACCGATTTGCAATGCTTGCTATGGAGGCTGCAGAGAAATCTGTACAGGCTCCAATCGTACTTCCTAACGATGTTCAGGAACTACAACTTGGTGGAGATGCGGTTATCCGTACATCAAACCCAGCGGGTGTTCACAGAGTGGAACTTTCTATTCCTGCTGGAGCATTCACTGAACAGAATCTTCTTAACGATGAACTCCGCACAGGAACTCGTTACCCAGAGGGACGCACAGGAAATATTAATGCCTCAGTCGTTACAGGACAAGGCGTACAGGCTCTTATGGGTGCCTTCGATACCCAAGTTAAATCAGCACAAGCAATCTTTGCTGCAGCACTTCGTGATGTAATTCAGATTTGCTTCTGTGTTGATGAGATGATTTTCCCAGAAGAGAAGACCATTCGTGGTGTTGACTCTGGTTCACCTTATGAAATTACATACAAGCCAAGCAAAGACATCAAGAAAGATTATTCTGCTGATGTTCGTTACGGAATGCTTGCTGGATTAAACCCTGCACAGGGACTTATCTTTATGCTTCAGGCTCTAGGCGGTGGGCTTATCTCTAAGGATATGGCAATGCGTGAACTTCCATTCACAGTCAACGTATCCCAGGAATTAGAAAAGATTGAAATTGAGAAGATGAGAGATTCTCTTCTTGGTTCCATTACTGCCTACACACAAGCCATCCCACAAATGGCAGCATCTGGCGGAGATGCCTCAGAGGTAGTTCGTAAAATTGCTGCGGTTATCAAAGCACGCCAAAAGGGACAGGCGCTTGAGGATGCGATTGAAGCAACCTTCGCTCCGCAGCAACAAGTTCCTCCTGCTGGGGCAGCATCTACGGTTGAGCAACCGTCCCCTGCTCCCACCGCTTCTCCAGCAGGAGGCGCTCTTCCACCAGAACAATCAGGTCCAACGCTTCCTGGAGCACCAGCACCAAGACCAGATATCCAAACAATTCTTTCAAGCCTTACCGCATCAGGTCAGGCTAATGCAACAGCAAGAGTTGCACAGCGTAGTTAACTAAGTAGGGGACAATGACAACACTGATTGGTATTGAATACGACGATAGTTGCGTCATTGTGTCTGATAGCCGTACAACAGATGACAATGGATATATCTACACTCATCCAAACGTAAAGAAAATTTCAGAAGTAAACGGATATTTAATTGCTGGCTCAGGTGAAGTACTTCCCTGCGATGTAGCACAACATATCTGGGAACCACCGATTCCAACAAAGTCTGATAAAAAAGATTTATTTCATTTTATGATTACTAAGGCTATGCCTTCTCTTCGTAAATGTTTATCATCAAATGGATTTAATTTTGATGAACCAAAGACAGAGCAAAGATTTCAATTTTTAATTGCAGTATGTGGCGAGATATTTGACATCGACCAAGAATTATCGGTATGTAAAAATATTAGCGGAGTCTATGCTGCAGGTTCTGGCGCACCTTATGCGCTAGGAGCATTACACGCAGGCGTTGATGCTTATGAAGCAATGGAAATTGCATCAAAACTTACAGCATTTACTGCTGGTCCTTACCTATCTAAATCACAATTCAAACATTCTAAGTAGGAGTAACTATGGCAGGCAATCAAAATAGCGGCGGAATGCGCCCAACTGCTCCACAGAATAACCCTGCAAACGTGAACCCACTCGGTGGCAATGGTCAAAATGGTCAACCAAACCCAGGGTACACAGGATTTCCTTATGGTCAGAATGGTCAACTAGAGGCACAAGCAGGCGGAGCATCAATGGCTAAGGCTGCACCAACTCCTACTGCCCCTAAGCCATCAATGGGTACAAACGGACTGTTAGGTATGCCTTCATTAAATGACCTTCAGGCATCTGGCAAGCACGTAACGGATGGCGTTGATTTTGGACGTGGTGCTGGCTCAGAGGCTTTGCCTAATTCAGTTAATCCTGACCGTCGTATGATTGAAAATATAGATTTAATTTCAAAATATTTACCAGATTTAGTAAATGCTACACGAGTACAGAATGCACCTGACTCATATAAAAGATTTATTAATCAGTTAAAGGCAATGCTTTAATGCAATGGCAAGAAAATACTTTCTTTGACCACTTAGACAAATTTGGAAATGCCCTTGGTGCAGAAAACTTTGGCATTGTTTTTAGTTTGGCTTCAGTCCCTTGGGAATCTACTCAAGATAGAGATGCATTTATTGCTGCAATTACTGCTGATGATTCAACAGATACCCAGGCTCCTATGGCTAATATGGAAGGTGTGGTGGGATAGTGTCATTTTGGACTACGTTCACCAACGACCTTAAAGGTATTGGAACAGGGTTAGGCAAAGCACTCGGAGCGGTAGGCGGAAATCTTGTTAACCCTATCTCTGGTCGCACAAATGCATTGACTCAGTTTGGTATTGAGAAATATGCAACACCAATTATTCAGGCACAGGCTCCTGGGGTAACTGCTGCAGCACAAGAGTCAATGGTTGGTGTGTTAACCGACTCAAGTACAAAAAGAGTGCAACAGTATGACCCACTTCTTCAAGCAGCAAACCTTGCAGAAAAGAAAGTTTTTAATCCCGCAAAGCGTGGACTAGATACAGCATTTTTACTTACTGACCCATCAAGTCCATTGTATGACAATGGCGTTTATGGCAAAGGTCTTCAGGCTTCAGATTTACAAGCAGCCTACGATAGAACCAAAGATGTTTCTTTGGGTGTTTCAGTTACTAAGTCTTGGTTAAATCCTTTCCACGTTACTGGAATCGGCGATGCAATCCTGTCAACTGGCAACATCGACATTGATAAAGTAAATCTCTGGGATGACAAAGATGTAGAAAAGAATTTTGTGCAGAATCCAGTAGGACGCTGGATGTCTGGTGCTAATGATGCAGTGCTTGGTAACGTGGTTGCGTACGTGGCAACAGCAGGTATAGCAAAGGGCGCAGGTGCGCTTGGCAAAGCCGCAGGACTAGGTACATCTATGAAGTCATACGATGTAAACAGCCTAATTAACTTTGAAAAACGCGTAGATGACCACCTATCTGGCACAACTCAAACTGTTCTTGGTGATGACATCACTCGTTTGGCTGCATCTAAAGATATTAACCAGATTATGGATATCTTGAAGCCACACACTAACAATCCTAGAATGCCATCACTTATTCGTGATACACAGGACCCTGCAATTGTACGAGATTTTATTCTTGCTGATAAAGGATATGTTCCTGCTTTAGAGCGCCTTGCTCAGGCTAAGCAATCTGATGGTTTATGGGTAATGAGCGATGCTGCTGCAGAGATGTCAGCAGATTACATAGCAAATGGAACAACAAACAAACTAAACTTTGAACAACGCCAGCGCGTTGCTGCAGCATTTGATGATTCCATTGCTAAAAATCCTGCACACCAGGAAATCTATGATGCTTTCTTAAGCGATAGAACAGTAAGAGGTCCAGTAAGTGAGTCTCTTGCAGCCCAAGGTGTAAAGGCTGGGGATATTGATTCCGTTCCGCGTTACTTTGGAAATAACTATCAACCACCTGAGCCAATTATTGGTAGTGGTATCTATGCTAAGGCTCGTGGTCGAGCATCAGAGTTACGCGCTGCTGCTGTAACTCGTGACTTTAGCAATGTTGGTGGTATGACCCAACGTATTATTGGCACTAAAGATGTGCCAACTATTTTACTTAAACTTGCTACTACCAAGATGCCAAGAGGTATAATTACCAACTCAGGTATCCGTCCGAATGATGCCATTGAAGAAATCAATGCCCATCTTGATGACCTTAAGTTATTTTCAAATGGCTCTAATATGATTAAGATTTCAGCAAAGGAATCTATTCCTGCCTCAGAATATCGTCGGCGTTTAATTGATGATTACTTGTCGGCGCGCACAGACTCAGAGCGTGGTCTTGTTACAGATAGACTCAATGAAACTCTTATCTATGATGTGGCTGCTACGTATGGGGTAACTCGCGCAGAGATTCAACGGCTTGTCGAAGACTCAATGGCAACAGTTCGTAATTTTCACAATGACCTTTCAACAACATCTTATGCAATGGACCCAAGTGGAGTCCGTTATGTCACAGATTCATTGACTCAACCACAGTTGCGTAACGCTACACCTCTAGTAAATGTTAAGAGTTTTGAGCAAGACATTATTAACTCTAAAAAGGCTTGGTCCAAGACTCGTGCTGCGGGTAAAGCAACTACAGAGTTTGCATATGAGAGTGGAAACAAGATATTTTCATTTACTCAACTGGTCCGTCCTTCTTACATTGGTAAGAACTCAGTCATTGAGCCAATGCTTGTATCGGTTCTATCGCACGGTTCCCGTGCGCTAACAGATGATTTTGCCTCAACGATTAAGAATGCTGTAGACAACGCAAAGAATCGTTATATCCGAGCAATGCAAGTTAGCAATGTAGGTTCAATCAAGGCTAAACGTGCGCTTGCCGATGACTTTGAAAAGTTGTCAACAGAATATAAGCAAACTGTTCAATTACTTGAAGACCACGTTGCTGAATATGCTAAGTTTGATATTGACCCTACTGGTCGTTCACCTCAAACTAAAATTGAATATGCCGATACCGTAAAGCGTGACTTGAATGCTGCTGAAAAAAGACTTCGTAATATTGAAGAGAAGATGTACGACGCGGCACCTGAATTTACTGCAGATATAGTCAAGTCACCTTCGCTATACAACCTTACTCGCAGAGTTAAGTATCTCGAAAGCCTTGGTGGAACCCAGTACGCAGCAGATATTGCTAATGCAAAGGCTGCAATTATTAGAGCATCTGGAGATATTGAAACATTAGTACCTAACCTCAAGGCTATTGATGCAGATATTGCTAGTGCATACAAACAACTTGAGCAAAATGTACAAGATTTTGGAAAACTTCACGCTAAGAAGGCTGACCTTTATCTGATTACAGAAGGTCGTTCAGTTAAGTATGGTCCTCAAAAGGATGCAACAATCGTTATGCCTAATGGTCAGAAGATTGAAGGCATTCCCCAGTATGGCGATAAGAAGTATCAGGGTGATGGATACCGTTCAGAAGTAGCGAATACACATACTCGTAATATTGAAATTACTGGAGATAAAGTATTTGCCCAAAAGGTAAACCTACTTGACCGCAGGGGACCTAAGGGCGTAACGGATGTATCTAGTCCTCATTACTTTGATGAACTTGCATATGTTGCCAATACGTATATGCGTGGAGATGTACTCGTAGACCGAATCCTTTCTGGTGAGTCTCGTGCAGAACTTCTTGAATGGGGAAAGACCCGTCAGGCTCGTTCATATGCTTATGAATTTGGCAAGGGTCCAGAAGATATTGTTAATATCATTGATAACCAGATTTCTTACATCAATAGATACCTTCCATCTGCAGAGGCTCAGGCTCTTGCTGCACGTGGTGAGGTAAGCGGTGGAGAACTAGCACGTGTTTTATCTCCAAACCCAGAATTACTTACGCCAATTCAACCTCTTGAGGTTGCTTACTCAATTAATTCAAGCGGAGCACAGAAGTTTTCAGATGTTATAGACCAGTTATCTGCAAAGGCTTGGACAACCCTAGCAACACCTGAAAATAAGTTCCGTTATGCTTGGGCAAGTAGAGAGTTTAAGTCAAAGAACGCACAGAAACTTGAGTCTTTGATAGCACAGGGTTATGATATTGATGCAACTGTAATCAATGGTATCCGTCAGTCTGCAGCAGCAGAAGTTGTACAGGAACTTGAGAAGACTTTCTACTCAATCCGTCGCAACAACCGTGCTTTGTATATGGCTCGTACAGTTCTTGCATTCCCAACCGCATCAGCAAGTGGTATTTACCGATACTCACGCCTTGCTGTGCAGAACCCATCACGATTTGCCGTATTCCTTAATAGTTACTACAGCCTTTATAATACATTTGGCGTAGACAAATACGGTAATGATGTACAGAATCCACTGGATGCTGAGTTTCTAGTAGTTCCTGGAACTAAAGAAATGGGTATCAATAAAGGCAGAGGGCTTCTATTTAATGCCCGTGCTACAGCGTTTACTGTAAACTTTGCAGGTCCATCTTACCTAACACCAGTTGCACTAGGTCAGGTATACAAGTGGAAGCAAGGCTCTGACGTACAGGTAAAGAAGTTTATTAACTCCACCATTGGAAAACTTCCAGGATATTCATATGATGAATTGTTCCCCTATGGTGTTGAGACTAATGCACTTACAGGATTCCAGCGTGGAGCAACCCCAGGATGGCTACCCACCTTGCGTAAATATCTTCTTAAAGATGGAGATGGTTCAATTGATTGGATTAACTCTTTAACATCTGAATTTAAATACCAGCAATTTATGTACGATGCAGGTATAGGTCCTAAGCCAACAGATGCCAGCGTTGTAAACCAAACAAGAAAGAATTACCTTGTTAAGTTTGCTTGGCAGTTTGGCTCTATTGTTGGTTCACCAGCATTTGTAGAAACCAAGCCAATGGGTGTATTCCAAGACCTATTCAATGCCAAGGCTAACTCTTATATGGCAATGAAGAACGCTGATGGAACAGGAATGTATACTCGTACAGAGGCTGCACAACTGGCTGAAGATTATGTCAATACGACTCTTCGTCTTCCTAAAGGAACGCCAGTTGCTGACATTGTTAATAAGACTGCCTATTCAAAGACAACCTATATTCCGCGTAGCCAAGAGGCTATTGACAGAATTTGGAAAGACTACAGCGGTCTGGCTAAGCAACTTGGTAATCTTGATAAGAGTGGTGAACTAATAGGTTTAATTACTGCAGACTTGCCAAAGGGTTCCAATCCACAGGCGGGACGATATCTTGATGACCCTAACCGCACCCTTCCAGGTGGTGGATATCTTAACAATCGAGTCAAGACTGTTAATGAACTTAAAAATAATCTTGAGGTATCTCGTTACTGGGCTAAGTATGTTGAAACGAAAGATATCTGGGATAAGGCTGCAAAGGACGCTGGCTATGCCAGTTACCGTTCAGTACCAGAATTAGTTGCTGGCTTAAAGCAATATGCTGCCGACTTGGGTAAAGAGAGTCCAATATGGAACTCTGTTTACAAGAAAAGTCTTAATGGAGACAATGCTGTAGTTCAGGCTATTGGAATACAAACAGTTCTTAATGATAAGAAATTTAGAGAAGAGTTTGGCAATACCCAGTTTTGGACAGATGCTCAAGCATTGATTACCTACCGCGATGCTTATGTTAAAGCGTCTGCTGATGCACCTTCAGGGTACAAGGGAAAAGTCCAAGAGTCTTGGGTTAAATGGCTTGATGAAAACCGCAATAACTTTGACCCAGCATTAATGGGAATCATTGACCGATACTTTATGAATGACAACCTAACGTCCACAAACGTTGAGGCAAAAAGTTTCAAGGAGACTAAATAATGCCGCTTACAGCACCAGTAATTCCATCATTTGGTCCTAAGGGAACAGGCAAAGTAAAGACATACCTTTGGAACACTGACTCAAAGGGCAACTTTGTCAAAGTAGAAATGTCTACTATTAAGAAGTCATTTGCAACTCTTGGTCATAATGACCGAGTAGCCCTTGATACTTACCTTATATCAACTGGTAGGGTACCTAATGACTCACTTCGTAAGACCCTATGGAATACCATTGTTGATGGTGCAGTAGCCGAATACAAGAGTGGCAAGAAAAGCACACCTTGGAATGTTCTTTCTATCCTACAGTCCCAGGCTCCAGACCAGATTGTAGATACTAGATATGCTGATTATGATGCATCATCTGCCGATGCAACTCTTAACATTGTTGCCAAGAACATTGGGTTTGATACCAACCAACTTAGTGCAGAAGACCGTAGCGCCTTTGCTGCAGCGATTGCAGCAGAAGCCAAGGCGTCTGGTAAGCAGACTACCAAGAAAATATCTACTGGTGGTACAGAAACAGCAGTAACTCCAACCACATTTGATGCTAAAGTATTTACAGAGAACTGGCTTTGGGCAAAAACTAACCTTGGCGATGTAACTAAACTTCCCGCTAAAGCAATAAGTGCTTTATCTGATGTTAAGAAAGTACTACGTAGTAACGGTATTGATTACCTTGGGACGCTAGAAGTTAATAAACTTGCAGTTGATTTGGCTTCTGGTAAGACAAATACTGCAGCCATCAATGCCCAATATCGTGCTGATGCAATTAAGAATTACCCACAACTAGCAACTCGACTTCAAGCAAACCCAGAACTAACAGTACTTGATGCTGCACAACCAGCAATTAATGTCATTGCTAAATGGTTAGAAATTGACCCTAATACAATTGATTTAACAAACCCTTATCTTGACAAGTACCTTCGTCCAGATGGGGTAATTGGAAAAGAACCAAGCCCTAGTATTGCTGATTTTACTACAACAATTAAAAATAGTCCTGATGCCGATAAGACATCTTGGGCGATAGACGGAGCGCGAACTGCAGCAACTGGGCTTGCACGTGCAATGGGATTTGGAATATAAATGGCTATCGCACCTGAACCAGGAATGACTGCTGCTGAAATTAAAGCAGCAAATGCTGCAGTAAATCAAGCGCGTACAACAGGAAATGTGGCAACGCCAGTTACCCCAACAGTGGGAACCCCACTTCCAGCATCATTTAATCCAACCGTTACAATGCCTGCTGCTGCAGTGCAACCAAATGAACCAGGGTTTGTAGGTCCCGTAGCACCACAAACAAGTAATCCTATTGTTTATGGAACCAAACAAATTTATGATAAATATGGAACTTTAGTAACTATTTATACAGAAGGTCCAAGTGCTGGTAGAGATGTAACGACTGGAGATGTAGTTGTTGAAGGGCAAGCCCCTGAAAAATCAACAACTGCTCCAGTAACCCCACCTGTAAATCCAGCAGTTCCCCCAGTAATTCCTCCAGTAATTCCACCATCTGGTTCTACTGGACCAACCTTAGCAAGAGATGTATTCAAGCAAACACTTGCTATTTATTTTGGTCAAACTGAAGCAAACAAACCTTGGATGGACGAATTATATAACCTTGCTAATCCACTATATAAAGGTGGAGCAACAATGGATGAAGCATTAAATATGGCTTTAATGCAGGGGCGTAATAATCCAAAACTTGCTGATTTTACAAATCGTTTTAAAGGATTGTTTGACCTCCAAGATGCAAAGGTTTCTGGCAAGGCTGTAAATGTACCAACGATTGCTGAGTATTATAATGCCGAAGCAGGTATGGGTTCAGTCTTGAGACAGGCTGGGCTTGCAGATATTGCAACATCAGACTATCTAGGCACCGTTATTGGCAAAGGTCTTAGCGTTACGGATGTAGGAAACTATATCAATAACATTTATACAGAGATTCAGAATCTTCCAGCAGATATAAAGGCTCAAGTTGATACACACTATCCAGCACTTGACAAAGTTTCTTTGGCTAAATCAATTCTTACTGGAGATAAAGGTTTTGCACAACTGCAATCAGATTTAAATACTTATGAAATCCAGGGTGCAGGTAACGTACAGGGTGTAAAACTTAATGACACTCAGGCTCGAAACCTTGCTGGTATGGGTTACAACCTTAATACAGCAACGCAAGGTTTGGGTCAGGTAGCCCTTGCTGCCCCAACTTACCAAAGACTTTCTCAATATTCTGGTAATACCCAAATGACTGAGACTCAAGCACAACAAGATTTAGTAGATGCAAATATGAGAAAACTTGCATCTCAACAACGCAGAGTTGAGCAAGAGGCAGCCCGTGAGGCAGCCAGATTCCAAGGCTCATCAGGTACAGCAAGAGGTGCATTCTCTACTGGCTACCTAAACAAGCAAGCGTCTAGCGGCGCTTTCTAAGTAACTAGAATCCTAACGGACCCACCAGCCCCGTTAGCGTAAAAGACTGGTAGTAAGAGCCAGACCGATTCCCCGATTGGAACCTGAGGCTTGCGAACTAACTAATAGAGAAGGGTGGGAGTTGCTATGAGCAACCAATACTGGGATGAAGAAGACGATGAACTCGATACAGATATCGAAACAACAAGCGGAGATGGAAGCGACCTCTTAAAGAAGTTGCGGAAAGCAAAGCGTAGTGACGAGAAACGTATCAAGGAACTCACTGAGCAACTTGAGGGTTTATCCAAGGCGCAGCGTGAGCGAACTGTCAAAGAAGTCCTAGAAAAGAAGGGTGTAAATCCTAAAGCAGTACGACTAATCCTCAAGGACATCGACGATGTATCTGAAGAGTCAGTGAATAACTGGCTAGACGATAACGGAGATTTGTTCGGGATTACTTCTACACAGCAGGATGCACCTAGAGCAGATGGAGTAGACCTAGCGGCATTACGCCAGCAGGATGCTTTAACTCAGGGTGCAGTAACACCTGATAGGGCAGAAGATATAAGTATGAGACTCGACCAAGCAACAAGCGCGGAAGAGATTTATCAGATACTTGGACGCCCAATTTAACCAATCATAGTTTCTAACTACAAAAGGAAAATACCTTAAATGGCAAATGCATATACAACCACAGGCTCGTCATCTCTTGGCGGCACACTTGGTTCTGCAGGTTTAGTCCAGAAGGCATATGACCGACTTCTTGAGTTCGCACTTCGTGCAGAGCCACTTATTCGTTCAGTCGCTGACAAGACACCTACAAACCAATCAATCCCAGGTTCAACAGTTGTTCTACAACGCTACGTTGACCTAGCAGCACAGACAACAGCACTTACAGAAGATGCTGACCGCGATGCGGTAGCGCTATCAACACCTACAACTACAACAATCACATTGAACGAATACGGTAACTCAGTTCTCGTAACTCGCGCTCTTGAATTGTTCTCACTTGCAGATGTTGACCCAGCAATTGCTAACATCATTGC